CAACCAAGCCTTATGTCTAATCCATCAAATTTATAATATTCAATTTCTAAATTAGCATAATTATTCATATATACACAACCAATTTTGTCCTGATAAATTTTTTGGTATTGTAAATCACAAATAGAATTACTTGATAATTGAAAAGGTTGAGGTGTTTTTTCTTTCATAAAAAATTTAATCATTACAATTAAAAATATAATTCCAACTCCAACAACAAAACTAATAATTCCTGCCATTTTTATTAAATCAAATATTTCTTCTTGTTTTCTGCTTGCTTCAAGTTTTCTTTGTGTTTCTTCTTTTTTTGCTTGGTCTATTCTTTTTTTTCTTTCTGCTAAAATACTCGCCCATGTCCCACTTCCAAAACGAAAGTCTATCATCACAGCCACCTCTCTGAGCTTTTCTTGAGCTAGTTTTGCGTCAATAATTTCTTGAGCAACAGATTCAGTATCAAAATTAGAAAATCCACCACTTTTTTTAAATCTATCTTTTTGTGCTTGTTGCTCCCCTTTTATTAAATCATCAATACTTTTCGCAATATCGCCAATATCATTAGCAGTTTCAATATTTGATTTTATAAAATCGGTTGCTTGTTTTACCAAAGCAATTCCAGTTAATACTTCTGCAACTACCATTAGTGTGAAACCCTACCATCTAAAAGATTATCATATTTTATTTTTAATTTTTTGGGTTTCCATAACCTGCTTATTATTACTTTTGTTCTTTGGCTTCTTAAAGATGCCCTTTGTTTAACTGTTAAAAAACAAGGTTGGAATATACCTGACCCATGCAAGTTGACTATCTGACGGCTCTTAAAAAGGGTTTTTTCATAGGTTTTTGCAATCAAAATTAAGTTTTAACCACTTTCAAGGGTTTTTAGTCTGTTTTCATAATCAGCACATTTTGCTGAAAGTTCTTTAATACCTGCTACTAATAAAGGAATAACCCCTTGATATTCTAATTGATAATATGTATCGCTTGTTTCATTTCCATCATTATCCATTTCAGGCACTTCGCTTACTGGCTCTGGAAAATTATTTAAAAAATCTTGTGCAAGTAAAAATGACCTACGAACACCATCTTTATCACCATCTTTTTTTGTACCTTTAGCAATTTTTATATCGCCAACATCTTTGCCATCAGGTATTTCATTTGCATCTTTTTCTTTTTGTGTATACAAAACATCTGATTCATAAGTTTTTGTTATTTTATATTTTCCAATAACTGCTCGTAATTTATTTATTTTTTCTTCAGCATCAGTAATATTTTCAATTATATCTTTTTTTCGTTCATCTGAAGCTGAACCAAAAGATGTTCCATCGTGGCTTAAGGCGACTCCATTTGCACCATTAATAATAAAAAAATTTGAACTTGAATTTGATGCAATTAAACTTGTATCACAATCACCTGTACTAGATTTAATTCTAACCTCTGGTGCTAAACTTCCCATAACATTTAAACTTACTTGTGTTCCACCAAATAAACCACTCTTATCAGGTGCTGTTGTTCCAACTCCAACGTGTTCACCAGTAACAACTAATCTAGCAGCACCCTCACTTAATAATTTTATGCCACCACTATTTCCTGTAGCAGAACCAATATTTATATTGTCTGGGTCATATATCCATGCTTCACCTCCAGATGCTCCATGTGCATTATAAGTTGAACCTAATTTGTTAATTTGTAATGTTTTGCTGTTTTCTGCATTTGTTACATCTATTCCAATCGCTGTTGAATTATTTCCCTCAACATCTAAAACATTGCCCGGAGAAGTTGTACCAATTCCCACATTTCCATTTGATTTTATTGTCATTTTTGTTGTGGCTTCTTCACTAGCACCAGTCATAAAATCAAGTGATGTTGCATTAGAAGTAGAACTATGGTCGCCCTCTGCTCTTGCTTGTATTGCACCAGAAACTAATATTGCATCTGTTCCTGTTCCCTCATCAGGAGCTTGAAATTGTATCTTTCCAATCACATCATCAGCAGCCAGATCTGTTTCCCCAGTTTGTAATGTTAGCAAAAATGGGTTATCATCTCCAGTTGCAGTTGATTTAAAAACTAAACCATCATCTGCATCATGGGTAACTGTAACATCTAAATCACTCCCAAAAGACAAAACAGAAGCATCACTTTTTAATTGAACATCATTGGCAAATATAGCATTTTGGCTTGCATCTATTGTAACTGCATCTGTTCCTGCTGTTGCAATCTTTATTATATCTGTTCCACCTCTATAAAAACCTAAATTTGTGTCTGAATTAAATGTTAAAGCAGGGGCTGAAACTGTCCCATCATCTAATTGTAATGTTCCACTCAAAACAAATTTATCATTTGTTTGATCTAATTCTGCAAATTTAATCCAAGCATCATTATCCTCATTTCTAATATATAAAATATTATTCGAAGAATCATACCACCACATTTGAGCATAAGTTGTTGAAGGTGCTGAAGAACCTGAATTTTTTGTGGCTATAGCTTGTAAGGCTGAATTTAAATCTGACCTAAAAGCAGGAAAACCTTGATTGGCAATTACTAAATCATTTTGCGACATTTAT